CTGTTTGGACAAGTAGTCAGTTTAAAAGGTAACATAGTCTACATTTATTATTGGAGCGACTAAAATGGGTGGAGTAGTTAGTGGAATCGTAGGCGGAATCGGCGGAGTTATCTCCGGCGGTAGAGCAGCGGGAGCTGCGTCAGCTGCAGCACAATCACAGCGAGAAGCTGCAGAACGAGCGTCTCAAATGGCTCAGTTTAGACCAATCGGTATTACTACCGGATTTGGTTCTTCTCGCTTTGATGTGAATAATTTAGGACAAGTCACGGATGCGGGATATTCGCTAAATCCGCAGTTACAGGCTATTCGTGATCGTCTACTAAGCGGCGCAGGACAGTATGACTATGATATTGGCGGTCGGTTAGCCCCATTATCGTCTGCTGCTCAAGGTCTTTTTGATCTTGGTGGTCAACTACTTCCTACGGACATTAGTAGAACAGCATCTCCTGAAGCGTTGGCGCTCCAACAACGCTATCAACAAGCTGCTACAGGATTAGCCCCTACGGACTTTAGCATGGCAGCTTCTCCAGAAGCAATGGCTTACGCTAATCAGCTTCGTGGTATCTCTAGTCAAGTATTACCAACAACATACGATACTCAACAAGCTGCTCAAGATTATTTCAATCAACAACAAGCACTACTTCAGCCTTCTCGTCAAGCACAGCTATCACAAACTCGTGGTCGTTTATTCGGTACTGGTCGTGGCGGTTTAGGAGTACAAACAGGAACTGGCGGCGCTCCAGCATCGCCTGAGTTACAAGCATATTATAATGCTATTGCTCAGCAAGATGCAGCTTTAGCAGCACAATCTACTGATGTAGCCCGTCAGCGTAGAGCGCAAGACATTGCTCTAGGTACTCAGTTAGGCGGAACAGCATTAACAACTCAACAACAAGCTGAAAATATTGCTCGTCAAAGATCGTTGGGTAACTTACAAGCAAGCCTTGGCTTTGGTCGTGAAGCAATTGCAACTGGCTTAGCTGGTGAAGATGTGGCTCGTCAACGATTTGCTCAAGACCTTGGACTAGGTACTGGTTTATTCCGTACTGCTGGTCAATTCTTAGGCGAAGTCCCGGCATTACAGACTGCTTACTTAGACCCCTTAAGAGCGCAATTAGGCTTAGCCGGTAGTGTAGAGGCAATGGGAATGCAACCGTTCCAATTAAGTCAAGAGTTGGCTCGTTTACAATCTGGTGCAAATGCTCCAGCAGCTCAGATGTATCAAACTGGAATGAATCAAGCTGCAGCAAGTCAGTTTAAAGCAAATTCTTATAGCCCATTCGGGTCGTTTCTAAGTGGCGCTGCCGGCGGGAGTTCAGGTAGTTTAGCTGGATTGTTTGGTGGCGGCGGTGGCGGCGGTGGTGGCGGTGGTTATTCTGCAGCTCCTTATGCTCCAACCGATCCCGGTTTCGGTAGCTATCAAGGCGGTTATTACGGCTCTTCTGCATTTTAATTAACAGGAATAATCATGGCTGACATCGTAAATAGTTTATTTGGTATTGATCCTGCTGCATTACAACAGCAACGAGCTGCTACCGATACTGCACAAGCATTTAGATTTGCACAACTAGATCCGTTTGAAAGAGCAAACATGGCTCTATATCAAAGCGGTGCTGGTATTGGTCGAGGCATTAATCAATTACTTGGTGGCGATGAGCAACTTAATCGTGCTACTAAAGTTCGTGAGTTAGCATCTACGGTTGATTTTAGTGACCCTGACTCAATTGAGCAATTCGCTAAACAGGTTTCTCCACTATCGCCACAAGCGGCAGTGGAAGCATCAAAAAGAGCTGCTGATTTACGCTTAACAGGAGCTAAAACAGCAAAAGCATTAAGAGAGCAAAGGACACCTACTTCAGGTTTAGGTAAGTTAATTACAGAAAGAGATGAATTAATTGCGTCTGGTTTAACTGCAAAGGATCCTAGAGTAGTTGCTTATGATAGAGCTATTGCTGCTGAAGGGGAAGGTAAAGCGCCTAAAGTAAGTCTTGATCTAGGAGGATTAACCACATTATTTGCTAAGAAAGAAGCTGAGGCTGGCGGTAAGAATGTAGCTGATCAAATTACTAAAGCACAAGATGCTTTAGCAGCAAACTCTAAAGTATCTCGTGATATTGCTGAAGTAGAACGTATTCTACCAAATGCGTTTACGGGTCAATTTGCCAATTTTTCTAAAACGGCAAGTAAGACTTTATCTGGCTTAGGTATTCCAGTATCAGAAAAAGCTAGTAACACTGAGACGCTTAATGCGTTATTTACTAATTTTGTGTTGCCGGCTGTTCGTCAACTTCCCGGTTCGTTGGCTGCAAAAGAACTTGATTTCTTACGCCAGTCTAAACCAGAAGCACTACAAGAGCCTGCCACAATTAAGAGACTTGTAGCTTTACTTAAAGATGATATTTCTGCAAATCGTGCTTTAGTAAAAAGAGCAGACGAATATAGAAAAGCTGATAAATTTGGTAGTTTACAAGATTTTAATATTGCTTTACAACAAGATAATATTTATCAAGACTTAACTAAGTATCGTCAGTTAGAATCTCGTGTTCGTTCAGGGCAGAAGATTAGTAAAGAAGAAGCAGATTTTGCTAAGAAGATTGAAAAAGACTTAGGACTATAAATGGCTAAAATAGATTGGGATAAATCCGTCTTAGAAGAAGGCGGTCCTCCTGCAGATATAACTTATTCAACTACGCCTGAAGGCAATGTTGTACCTACTAGCACAAGCCCGCTACCAGAAATTGGTGGATTGTTAGGAGGCGTAGGAGGAGCTATGCTGACTCGTAGTCCTACAGGAGCTGCGGAAGGTCGTATCCTCGGTACGGCTTTAGGTCGTCAATTTGTGCCTTCATTAGCAGGATCTACAGCAGGCACTGTTGTGGGCTTAGGCGCTGAAGCTGCTTTAACAAATCAAATGACTCCTGAAAGAGCTTTTGGTGCATTAGCTGAAAACGCTGCTTGGGATATTGGCGGTAATTTAGCGTTTGCTGTTGGTTCTAAAGTATACCGTATTGGAGCAGATCAGTTATCTAAGTTTGGTGTCTCTAAAGAAGGATCATTCGGCGATGCTAAACTAGCAGCTCAGAAGTTTTTAGCGGATCGTGGTGCTACTTTAACTCGTTCACAACTTACAGGAAGTAATTTAGACAATTTCTTTGAAGAAATCTCTAAAGGTGGAACAGGTATTGGGGTTTACCGTGAACAGCAGGCGAATGTTGCTAAAGCACTTAGTAAAGGAATGGAAGAGGTAAAAGCAACTCTTAATACATCTGAAACATTTAATCAAGCGCTTCGTGCAGACGAACCTCTTACTCGTGCTGCTGGTGAAAACTTCCAAAATCTAATAAGCACTGCTCGTGATTCTTTTAAAGATACTTATCGTCCATTCTATCAAAATCTAACAGAAGATTTGAATGCTTTTGTTGATTTAAAACCCTTAAAGCGTGAAGCTCAGAAAGAATTAGACTTTTTAGCTAAGAGTAAATTTAAAGCAGCCGGTGCAGACCGTGCTAAGGTGTTAGAAGATATTCTTGCTCAAGACGACATGATTGACTTTGGCGTTGCTCACGATCTTCGTAGTAACTTCCTAGCAGCCTCACAAGATAAACTATCCGCTGAAGGTAAAGCTACTGCGTTATCTGCCGCTTATTCTAAAGCAGGTGCTAATATTACAAACGCAATGGATAGCGCTTTTTCGTATCGTAATCGTGAGTTAAAGAATAGTCCGTATATTAATAAACTTATTAACGATTACAAAAACACTCAAAATGCTTACCGTGAAGGCACTGATGCTTTATTTGGCGAGACGATTAACACAGCTATGTCTAAAGCTCCGTCTAAAATGGGTGCTTATGTATTTGATTTAGCAGAAACAGAAAAGTCTACAGATTTATTTAAAGCCATTACTGCTGTTGATAAATACGCTACAGCACAAGGTAAACAAGGCGCACAAGTTCTAAATGACTTCAAATACGGATTTCTAGAGCAAGGTTTGTCGTCTCCTGAGAAGATGAAAAAGTTTGCTACTGATATTGAACAAAACCCTGAGACTCGCCGTGCTTTCTATAAGTTATTTAAATCAGAAGCAAAGCCTTTACAGGATATTCTAAATGCAGCAGATATTGGATTAGAAAACGCACCTAGTCAAATACAAGCATTCTTGCGAAATAAAGCAACTATTGTTGGTGGACAGGCAACATTAGGTGTTGCTGGTTATTTTGTTCTTCCAACTGATATGCAAGATAAATTAAAAGAAAACTTACCGGAAACAGTTTTAAGTGCTGGTGTGTTTATTCTAACACCTCGTCTAATTGCAAAAGCCGCTACTAATCCACAAGCAGTATCTGCATTAGCTGGACTATCAAAAGCAAGCCAGAATCCTAGGTTTGCCGGAGCCGCTGCTGCTAAATTAGTAGATCGCCTTAATGAAACTGGAATTATTGATAGTGATTATGTCCGTGATGTCAGTAATATATTAAACCCTGTTGGAACACAACAGCCTCCAACACAAATTCCTGCCGAATCATCCAAGGCTATTAACTGGGACGAAGTAGTAACAGAATAAGAATATGAGTTATGTCCGACCAATTTGGTTTTATCGAAGGAGCAAAGTCTGTAACCAGTAGTATGGATGCTAGTCGAGAGGCTAGTAAGTCCATCACTAAGAGCATTACCGATGTACAGAAAGACGCTGGAGCAGCAGCACAGCAGAAAGACCTAGAGCGTAAAAGACAGATAAGAGAAGCACAGGTCTTTAAAGAGCAGTACTTCAAGAGAGCATTGATGGAATGGCAACGTCAAGAAACCATCCGTATCGAGGAAGCTAAAGTCAAAGCTGATTTCATTAAAAAGCATGGAACTAAACGCTGGAATGAAATTGAATCCATTAAACAAAAGATAGAGAAACAAGATAATGAACTTACTAGAGAGTTTAAAGAAGATTTGGCAAAGAGTCGTAGAGCAATGTTCGTGTGCTATGCAGTGGCTGCGGTCATTGCTTGGTATTTAACTTGGGGGTATAAACAATGATTCCATTAATGGCGCTAGTAGACGTTGGGATGAAAGTCCTAGATAAGTTCATTCCTGATCCAGAAGCTAAGGCAAAGGCTCAGAAAGAGTTGCTACAGATGCAACAAGAAGGCAGACTCGCTGAGTTAAACGCTGATATGAATGAGCAGAACAATATCTCTGATCGTTGGAAAGCTGATCTTGCTAGTGACTCTTGGTTGTCTAAGAATATACGACCTATGTCTTTAGTAGCTATCTTTGTAGGATACTTCTTATTTGCCATGATGTCAGCATTTGGCTACGATGCTAAGGAATCGTACGTCAATCTACTAGGTCAGTGGGGTATGCTTATTATGAGTGCATACTTTGGTGGTCGTACTTTAGAGAAGATTATGGATATGAAAGCGAAGAAAGATGAACCTAAGCAATAACTTTACCTTAGAAGAACTAACTCACTCTGAAGTAGCAGAGCGTAAGAACCTAGATAATACCCCTAACGCCAGTGAGGTTGCTAATCTAACTCGATTGGCAGCCTTGCTTGAGCAAGTTAGGTCTTTACTAGGCAAGCCGATCATGATTAATTCAGGCTTTCGTTCTAAACCAGTCAATGACTCTGTCGGTAGTAAGGACACTAGCCAACATAGGATAGGTTGTGCTGCTGATCTCAGAGTCCCCGGAATGACCCCTAAACAGGTCGTAGAGGCGTGTTTGGCTTCGGACATACCCTTTGACCAAATCATTGAAGAATTCGGCTCTTGGACGCATATAAGCGTTCCTAACGGTGCTTCTGACCAGCCTCGTAGACAAGCCCTAATTATTGATAAAGCTGGTACTAGGAATTTTGTGTAACATAATGTCGGTATTTGTTAACATTTATCGACAATTTGTAACAAAAAAGAACCCCGCCGAAGCGGGGCTAAAGGAACGCAAATGCATTGGGTATTAGGTGAACCAGCTGCCTCAGTCGTCGTGAGGAGTACTGAACATGATTCGGAGAA